CGAATTAGAGGAATTAAATGTCACATAACTTATTTTCATTCAATCAATTAGCTTCCTGGAGGTTAGACGATAGTCCAGACTCAGCAACCGACAACGATCAGTTAAACGAATATTTCCAATGCCTCACTGAATGTGAGGAAAACTCTCAAGAGTGCAAGAGGATCTGTAGAACGGTGCTAAGTTAAGACAGTTTGCAAACTGGTTCAAGGCCCACCCGCAAGGGTGGGTTTCGTCGTATAATGGGTTCATACAAGACAGAGACGCATGGTCAACCACGCTGTAAAGGGGAATCTCGCCAAACTCCTGGCAACTGAGGACCTGATCGTTGAGCACAAGAAATGTGATACCGCTTCCTTTGATGTCAATCGCCGTGTCCTGACTCTGCCACTGTGGCAGAAGGCAGATGAGTTCACCTATGATATGCTGGTGGCTCATGAGGTTGGACACGCTCTGTTCACTCCAAACGAAGATCCTAAGATCAAGGTTCCTCATCAGTACATCAATGTAACTGAGGATGCTCGTATTGAGAAGTTGATGAAGCGCCGCTATGCTGGTCTCCCTAAGACCTTCTATCGTGGATACCAGACACTACAGGAGATTGACTTCTTTGGTATCGGAGACAGTGATCCTAATGAGATGGGTTTTGCCGACCGTGTGAATCTCTACTTCAAGATTGGCGCATATCTCAGTATCTCTTTCACTGAGGGAGAGCAAGAGATTGTTGATGCCGTCGATAAGGCAGAGACCTTTGATGAGGCAGTAGAGGCTGCATATGCCATGTGGCAGTATGCTAAGGATAATCAAGAAAAGAAAAAGAAGAAAGAAAAAGAACCTACCAATCAACAACAGAGTGAAGGTAATTCCTCTCAGCAAACGACTGAGAGTTTTGACCAGGGTGATGGTGAGTCTCCTAGCGATGAGCAAAGTGAGGAGGAGAGCACCGAACAAACAAACGAACGACCTAATGATGAAGGAGGTGGCACAGATGCTGGTGATTCCTTGGATGTACGCACTGCTGATAATCTCGAAGATGCTATCAAGAAACTATCTGAAAATAGTCTTTCAGGTGATCCATCGTATATTGAAATCCCTAAGTGCGATCTTAAATCACTTGTCGTCAAAGCTAGTGAATTTCATGATTACATTGAAGACTTCTGGCGCAAAGAAGGAGAGATCAGAGGATACACAGAAGAAGAACAGTTCTATGAAACTGATAAAGACTTTCAGCGTTATAAGCGTGACGCGCAGAGAGAAGTAAACTATCTGGTCAAAGAGTTTGAGTGCAAGAAAGCAGCAAGTGCTTATGCTCGCACTGGTACATCCAAGAGTGGTGTTCTTGATACCACCAAACTCCATACTTACAAGTATCAGGATGATCTGTTCAAGCGTGTAACCATCACACCTGATGGCAAGAATCATGGTCTTATCTTTGTGTTGGACTGGTCTGGTTCAATGCATGATCAGATGATGTCCACTCTAAAGCAACTCTTCAACCTGGTTTGGTTCTGCAAGAAAGTTAGTATTCCCTTTGAAGTTTATGCTTTCACCAATGAGTGGCAGGCACGTCACTTCGATCGCGTATCAGAAACTTGGAATCCTCTGCCTACAAAGCATTTCCCAGAACAAGAAGGATATCTGAATATCTCGGAAAACTTCTCCATGATGAATATTTTGTCTTCTACAACCAAGACAAAAGAATTCGATAATCATATCAAGAATATGTTCCGTATTGGTAAGGCAATCGCTGTCTACAATACCTATTACAATACTCCTTTCACTCTCCCACCACGCGCTTCTCTTTCAGGAACTCCTTTGAATGAGGCCATCGCAAGTCTGCATAGTATCATTCCTGACTTCATGAGTCGCAATAAGATTGAGAAGATGCATACTGTCATTCTGACTGATGGTGAAGCATGTAACTCCACCCGCCTGGTCAAGGTCAAGCGCCGCTATGGTGATCAAGAGGAATACATGGGCACCCGTTCTATCCACAACAACACCATCCTGCGCTGTCGTAAGAGTGGAACCACCTATCCTATCCCAATGGAGTTCTACAACGTCACTGGAGTCTTCCTGAAGAACCTCTCAGACTGCTTCCTTGGCATGAATCTGATTGGATTCCGTATCCTTCCTAATCGTGAGTTCCGCACTTGGGTTCGCCGTATGCAGAAACCTGATAGTGCGGAAGCCATGAAGGTATGGACCAAGAACAAGTCAATCTCTTTCTCTGATGTCTGTGGATATGCTGAGATGATTGGTATTAGTTCTAATGCTTTGGAAGTATCGAAAGAGTTTGATCCTGTGGAGAATGCAACCAAGGCTCAGATCCTTGCATCTTTCAAGAAATCATATGGCGGAAAGAAGACAAACAAGAAAATCCTCTCCAAATTTGTATCAGTCATTGCCTAACCAGTTCCCAAACTGTCCTCAGCGCCCACCTAGGGCGCTTTTTTCGTAGTATAATGACTACATAGTCAAAGAGGTTTCAATGTCCCCGCGAGTGTCTGCTTCTTCCATCGTTGAATCGCTCCGTGACCTGCATGGAGACAAAATCACTGCCGCAGATGTAAAAGCATATTGTGCTCAGAATGATATCAGCTATCCTACCGTTACCAAACACCTTGAGCAGTACAAAGTCAAGCGTGGTAAGTGGGATCTGACTATCACTGAGCGTCTTGAGCAAACCTACGAAGCACCTGCTGCTGTTCCTGCCGTAGAGAAAGTTTGCATGATCCCTGACAAAGATCCCAACTTTGTTTCCTTCGGCAACTTTGCTGATGTTAAGAAGATCATCCAGTCTGGTATTTTCTATCCGACTTTCATTTCTGGTCTGTCAGGAAACGGTAAAACATTTGGCGTTGAGCAAGCATGTGCAGCTCTAAATAAGGAGTTGATCCGCGTTAACATCACTATTGAAACGGACGAGGATGATCTTATTGGTGGGTTCCGTCTTGTTGATGGTAATACTGTTTGGCATAATGGCCCAGTCATCGAGGCTCTGGAACGCGGAGCTGTGCTGCTTCTAGATGAGATTGACCTGGCATCTAACAAGATCCTGTGTCTGCAATCCATCCTGGAGGGTAAGGGTGTCTTCCTGAAGAAGATTGGACGCTATGTCAAACCTGCTCCTGGGTTCCAGATCTTTGCCACTGCAAACACCAAAGGCAAAGGTTCTGATGACGGCCGCTTCATTGGTACCAATGTGCTCAATGAGGCATTCTTGGAGCGCTTTGCTATCACTCTTGAGCAAGAGTATCCTAACCCTGCCACTGAGATCAAGATCCTCAACCGTATCTGTGATGATGAGGCATTCTGCAAGAACCTTGCTGATTGGGCTCAGTTAATTCGCAAAACTTTCTTTGATGGTGGAGTGGATGAGGTTATCTCAACCCGCCGCCTGGTTCATATTGTCCGTGCATATTCTATCTTTGGCGACAAACTCAAAGCAATTCGCACTTGCCTGAATCGCTTTGATGATGACACCAAACTTGCCTTTGTTGATCTGTATGATAAGGTTGACAACGAGGTTGACTTGTTGGGTGAGGAGTGATAGAATGAATTCATGGTCTATGTTATATGATGCACTCATGGAAGATGCTGAATGGGTCGAAAAGATGGGTGGGTATGAATATACTCCACTTTCCTCTGACGATACTTCGCAGTTCAACCTGGTCGGTATTGATGAACTAATGAACAACCCCTCAAAAAACGATTATTACAAATTTAACGAAGACAAAGTAATGGAGGAGGTGATGGATTATATTTCCCACACTTACCGTTCCCATTATAATTCTGGAAGTGGCATTCAGACTCTTGATCTGATAGAGTCTGTTGGTGATGCGGCTGCTTTCTGTAGGTCCAATATCCTCAAGTACGCATCACGCTACGATAAAAAAGGCGCCGCTAAGATGGATATCAAGAAGATTATCCACTACGCCATTCTCCTGTACCACTTCACCCAAAAGGAAACTAAATCTGATGCAACCGGTTATGAAACTTTCTGAGACCACATTCAAAATTCTGGAAAACTTCTCCGGCATTAATCAGTCTATCGCTGTCAAGAGTGGTAACAAACTGCGCACCATCTCTGTGATGAAGAACATCCTTGCAGAGGCTGACGTAGATGAAGATTTCTCCAATGACTTTGCCATCTATGATCTGAGTCAGTTCCTGAGTCTGGTTCGTGTGGTTCACGGTATCGAAGACAGTGAACTCAAGTTCAACAATGAGAAGTTTGTGACCATCTCTGATGGCAAGAACAAGACAAACTACTTCTTTGCTGATCCCTCTGTCATCGTGTCACCACCTGACAAGAACCTTACTCTCCCCACTGAGGATGTGGACTTCCGTATCTCTCAGCATCAACTTACCAAACTGAAGCAGTCGGCTGCTATTCTGAATCTGCCTGATCTGTCTATTGTTGGTGATGGTGAGAAGGTCGTGATCAAGATCCATGACCGCAAGACCGATAGTTCCAACGACTTTGGTTTTACTGTTGCTGAAACTGACAAGACTTTTACTTTCAACTTCAAACTGGAGAATATCAAACTGATCAACGGTGACTACAATGTCCAGATCAGTCGCAAACTGCTCTCCAAGTGGTCCACCTGTGGTGGTGCAGTGCGCTACTACATCGCTCTCGAACCTGATTTTGAATTTGAGGAGTGATGGAGCCATACCTAACTCCTGAACGAGAAACAATCCTTGCTCTCCTTGAGGTAGCAGGGATTGAGGTTGTTGAAAATGCACCTCTGTGCAGAATTCGTAAGAATAATTATGCTGGATTTACTTTATCTACACCCAGCACTCAATTTATTGAGGTCATCATCTGCACAGATGCGATCAAAAAACACATGCCTGGTCCTAGGTCTGCTATCGAGATTAATCGAACTGTAGATCATGAAGCGCTCCATGCAGCACAGTTCTGCAAAAATGACTATCACCCTGGTTCTGTGTCAGACGATTGGACAACTGACAATGAACTTGAGGCACAATCCTATGAAGACAGACCACAAGCTGTCGGAGAAAAACTAATCGAGTTCTGTTTCGACTAATGAACATCTTTGTGACGGATCCAGACCCATGGAAGTGTGCTCGGGTCTTGCCTGACAAACACATCGTCAAGATGCCTCTAGAGACCTGTCAGATGCTTGCTATTGTGGCATCTGAGAAGTGGGGTCGTGGGTTCGGTACGTTGCCTAGACTCGATGGAACGCCATACAGCACAGAGAAGGGTGCGTTTCGTAACCACCCTTGCACTATCTGGGCTGGTGATTTTGTTCTCAACTGGCACTGGTTGATCCAGCATGGTCTTGCCTTGTGTAATGAGTATTCTGAGCGCTATCAGAAGATTCACAGTTGCCTCAAAACGATTGTGTATGCCAAGTCTATCTTCCCTTACGCTGACCCTGCTGGTAGGTCTGGTAAGGAACCCACACCATTCGCCCGTGCCATGCCTGTAGAGTGGAAACATGATACCAGTATCGATACTTTCACTGCTTACAAGCGATACATCGCATCTAAACCATGGGTGAAGGACAACTATCTCCGTATCCCTAGCCGTAAACCTGACTGGATTCAATGAAAATCACACCTGAAATCATCAAAGAAGTTGAGTGTATGCTTGACATGCGCAAGAAGAATGGTGAAGAGATTTGGCCAGAGGGTACAGAACTAGAGTTTAAAATTGCTGGAACCTTTGCTGCTGATAAGTTTATCGTCATCAAGAGAAAGGAAGCAAGGGTGGAGAGTAATCCAGACCCGAACCTAAAAGGACACCATGCAACCTGATCCTTACATTGAGTTTTTAGAGAACTGGATACCTGGGATCGGTGAAGACACTGATCTTCATGATGAATTGCACTGCCATTTTCATCTTGGGTTCTCTATCAATGATGAGGCAAAGTTACTAGGTTTTCAACTGGGACATCATCCTGCTAGTAACGTATTTCATGTACTCATTTTTATTATAATGAGTCTTACAATATACCCTAAAGACTATCGTAATAGTCTTTCAGACGTAAAAGATTTTTATAAGGCCTACCTTCTGGGTAAAAGGTGGCAACTTGTTTCTTATTGGTTCATCCCCAGACACATATTATGAGCGAAGTTAATTATAAGAAGCACAGAGTCTTCCGAGAGACTGACTCTGTAGTTTTCTATGATATCTCCGTAGAAAATTCAAACGCATCAGACCTGGTAGTTCATACTGGTCCTGCAATCTCTCCCCCAGATGATGTAGTTGGGGCTAAACAGTTCTACATCCATACACAACAGACGGATTATAATCGTGTTGTGTCAGGAACTAGGACATTTGAACTGGTGAATCCCACCTGGAAGTTTCCCTATCATATCGTCCACCTGAATCGTTCCTCTGGTGCTCTAGAAATTCCTGTGGGAACATATCACCGAAGTATCTCTGGTGCAGATGGATCTATCGTGATCAACCAGGCGATTCGTGGTGTGGAATTTGATGCAAATTCTGAATTTATTCCAGTTTCTGCAGGACAAGACCCCCAGTTATATGCTATACTGGCTCATGAGAAACCAGTGATCCATGCTATCGGTGAGTGACCATGAGTGACAAACCTTACACATTTGAAAAGAGAGGTAGTATGTGGGTATCTGTCCGCAAGGATGGAAAGACCCTGATTGCCGCTTCCACTAAGGAAGCCTGCGAGTCTAATACTCGCCATTATTATAATGTTTTTTGTACTTGATCATGAGTGATTTTCTTTGGGTTGAAAAGTATCGACCTAAGACTGTAGAAGAGTGTATTTTACCGGCAGAGATCAAAGAGATCTTTCAAGGGTTTGTGGACAAGGGTGAGATCCCTAATCTGCTTCTAACTGGATCTGCTGGTGTTGGAAAAACTACCATTGCAAAAGCCCTTTGCCATCAACTAGGAGCAGATTATTATGTCATCAACGGATCCGATGAAGGACGATTCCTCGATACTGTCCGAAACAATGCG